ATACGACCATGTCAGCGGGAAATTCTATTTTAGCCTTTTTCAAGACTTTCTCAAGCTGTGCTGGCGACTTAATTGTCACAGGCTCGTAGGCGTCTTTGATGTTGTTCGCGTCCACCCACGCCTCAATCTTTGCTTTCTCTACCCACTGGCGCCGACTCTGCTTGGCAACCAACTTGTAGCCTGGCACTTCGATACCTTTGTCAAGCATCTGAAACGCTAACGCCCGCAGGTCGTTGATGTAACTCTCCAGCGTATCGGCCTGATTTAACTGCGCTGCGATCTGCTGCGCGGGCATCTCAATCAGTTTGCTCTTCAGTGTACGCTCGACCGCACCGTTCATGCGTGGGCAGATGGGTTTCGCTGCACACCAACGGCAGTGGTCGCCCTCTTGCATGGGCGGCTCTGGCCATGACGACAAGCGCACCGCGTACAGCAGCTCTTGCTCGAACTCTTTGATGCGTGCGGGGGTGGTGACCCAACGGCGAATCATGGGCGGTTGCACGATGATGCACTCGATTTCTTCAGCGCCTTCAAACACCCAGCTGGCCGCTGGCGTTCTCATCGCTGCAGCAGCGTAAAATAAGAGCTGAGGATTGTTTTCAGCATCCACAGATACGCCATCGCCAAACTTCCAATCGAGAACGATAGCGCGTTTATCTTTACGCCCAAGTAGGTCAGTGCTACCAAACACACCAGGCAGAAAATCGCCAAACCCAACTCGGGTTTCGACCATGTACTCCATCGTCTTGTCGGGGTCGATGGCGTCGAGTGCTTCAAGAGCGGGAATAATCTTCTCATCAATTAGCTCCTGTGTCAGGGTCTGATTCTTGTACTGGGCGCCGATGCACTGCTCTGGCTTCTTGTCGAACTCTAAGAGTTCAGCGATGACGTTGTGCAGCAGCGTGCCACGGTCAGCATGTTCGCTCGATGGCTTTGGCGGCATCTTCTGTACCAGCTTGACTGACGCCGGGCAGTTGATGACGCGCATGGCAGTTGATCCGCCGACAACATTTGAATGATCCATCCTTACCTCCGTTTTGTGATTGAGCCTCGACTGTAGACCGTAAAATAATCCTTGTCAAATACTTTTTTAGGGTGTTATATTTCGGCCATGCTTGAAAAAGAAATCGAAAACTATTTTGTCTGGACAGTCGAGCGTGCCGGTGGCAAGACGTACAAGTTCAAGTCTGTCACACAGCGCGGGGTTAGTGACCGCTTGGCCTGTATGCCTGATGGATCAACGTGGTTTGTGGAGTTGAAAGCGCCAAGGGGTCGGCTGTCCGAGCTGCAAAAACATTTTCGCAACGACGTGTTGCGATTAAAACAAAACTACGCCTGTTTATGGTCAAAGGAGATGGTGGATGAGTGGATTAAGCAGAGATGACATTATCCGCATGGCGCGGGAAGCGGGTATGCGTGAGGGTGATATTGGCGATTGGACTACGGCTGATGCTGCGCTTACTTATCCTGAGTGCGTGTACACCGAAAACCTTGAACGCTTTGCCGTCTTAGTCGCAGCAACAGAGCGCGAGGCGTGTTTGAACTGCTACTCACCTGACGACACCGCAACAGATTGGGCAGACAAAATCCGCGCCAGAGGCAACGATGCAGCTTAGACCTTACCAGGATGAAGCGGCTGACTTTCTGTACGAGCGCGACAGGGCGATGATCTTGGCACCCGTGGGCGCAGGCAAGACGGCCATCACGCTGACTGCAATGGACGCCATGATTCGTAACGGCTACGCGTCGCGTTTTTTAGTGCTGGCGCCAAAGCGTGTCTGCACCGACGTGTGGCCTATCGAAGCACGCAAGTGGGCACCGCTGTTGCGTTACAGGACGGCAGTGGGCACACCGCGCAGCCGAGGCGAGGCGCTGGACTCCGACGCGCATATCGTGGCGACCAACTACGACAATATCGGCTGGCTGGCCGAGCAAGACCTGTCGACCTTCGACGCGATCGTGTTCGACGAGCTGACTAAACTGAAGAACCCATCAGGCACACGCTTCAAAGCCCTGCATAAGGTGATCGACCAGTTCAAGATACGCTGGGGTCTGACTGGGTCGTTCACCAGCAACGGCCTTGAGGACGTCTTTGGCCAGTGCAAGATCGTCGACGAGAAACTCTTAGGCCGCGCCAAAGGCGCCTTCTTGCAGCAATACTTTGTTTGCATGAACCGCGACTTTGGCGAGTGGCTGCCACGCCCCGGCGCTTTGCCGCTGGTCATGGAGCGCATCAAGCCGGCCACCTACGTGCTGGAGCCTGGCGAGTACAAAGACAAGCTGCCGGAGTGCCATGTGGTTGAGCTGCGTTGCCAGCTGGATGACCGCGCGCCATACGAGAAGATGAAAAAAGACTTTGTAGTACAGTTTCCGACCGCTGAGATATTAGCCGCCAACGCAGCGGCTGTTACATCAAAGTTGCAACAGATGGCGTCCGGTTTTGTGTACGCCAGTGAGCGCGTAGCGTCTGAGGCGCCGGGTAAATTCATCAGCAGCAAAGAGGCTGTTTGGTTTAGCAAGCACAAGTTTGACCGGCTAGACGAACTATTGGAGGAGAACCAGCATGCCAATACGCTTATTGTTTACCAGTTTCAGGAAGAGGTGGCAGAACTTCGTCGCCGCTATCCGAAACTTGCCACCCTCGACGACACCGACGCCATCAAACGGTGGAACGCCGGTCAAATTGAACTCCTCGCTGTACATCCCAAATCAGCGGGACATGGTCTTAACCTACAGCACGGGGGATGTCACTTGGTATTTCTGTCATTGCCTTGGTCGTTGGAACTCTACGAGCAGGTCATCGGACGGCTCCACCGTTCAGGACAGCTGCACAATGTCTGGGTGTACATCTTACTCGCCGAGAAGACAGTTGACGAAAAGATCTTTGCCGCCTTACACGACAAACGGGCCATCTCAGACATAGCAATGGAGGCACTGAAATGACTGACCGAGAACTGATTAAAGAACCAGACTACTCAAAAGCTGGATTTCGAAAGACACAGCGCGAATGGCAAGGGCTGACGGATGAGGAAACGGAACAGATCGTAGACGCACACTGGAACGATCCGTCGATGTTTGTCGAAGCCATTGAAGCCAAACTGAAAGCCAAGAATGGATAAGTTCGCACAAGCCACCACCGACCAGCTGTACTTTCGCGACCCCGACGTAGAGCCGCCGCCCAAGGCCACTAGCATGTTGCTCTTAAATCCCGGCGGCGTGTGCATCATCGGCGTCTGGGAAGACAGTTGCATCGGATGGTGTCCTAAACCTAAAATCCCTAAATCACTCAAGGAGAAAAAGCATGACCGACTTTAAAGACCCAGAAACCCAGCGTGAAATCCTGATCGACTACCTGCAGGTCATGATCGCCCGGTGCGATTGGCACGGTGTGGCAGACGTTGCGATGGACTTGCGCGAGATGGAGGCCGAGCGCCGTGCGAAGACTTGACTACTGGAGGGCTAAACTGCCCGGCGCGCGGGCAGAGGAGCGCATACGCCAGAAGGAACTAAACCAGATTGCGCGCGCATTCGAGCGGGCGGTCGAGAAGGTCGCCGAAATTGAGCAAAGGATAGAAGATGAAAAAGATAAGCTGGCGCGCCCTGAATGACAAGCTGGCCGCGCTGTCCGAGGACGAGGTGTTCGCCATGCTGACGCAAGAGCAGTTGCATGAGCGCCGCGCCTCCCACCTGCAACGGCTGCACCAGCGCTACTGCGCGCTGCGCGACGCTCGTGAACGACTCGAAGTTATGTCAGGAGCCATTAGACCATGACCCCAAAAACTAACCACCGCCTGTTCGACGCCATCGTTGAAGAGTTTAATTTGAAAAGCGACGCCGGGTTAAGTCGATTTTTAGACGTGCCAGCACCGCAAATCTCGCGGATTCGTCATTGCCGATACAACGTGTCGGGCGACATGATCCTGCGCATTTACGACAAGACCGACTGGAGTATCGAAAAGATTCGGAATCACTTAGTGGATCCGCAATGAAATGCCAAACCTGCGGCTCCAAAACGTATGTAGTAAACACAGCACAACAGCCAGGCGGCATCCGTCGCCAGCGTCGGTGTGAGGCTTGCAAGGTCAGCGCCTACACCGCCGAGGTGTGGATTGCAGGCAACGTGATGGTCGGAAAATCGATCTATACTAATGATGAGGCGGCGTTAATAAAAAAGAAAGGCGTTGACGCTCGCCGCGCAAATGAAGACAGGAGGAATGACGATGCTACGTGACGGACACTTTATTCGAGAAGAACCCCCGAAGATCGGCGCGTATTATGTGCCGCAGTTTTACACACGCCAATCAACGCCCGAGGAGCGACTGGTGCAAGACATCATGCTGGGCTGCAAGTCTGACGTTGAGTCGCCCATAATCAAGCTGTTTGGCCGGCTGTTAAGCGTATGAAAGAGTCTGCAATTATTTACTACGCCGCGATTGTCGTGGCCACTGTGGGTTTTCTGAGCGTAGCGGTGCCGGTTGACCGCCCGCGCCCGACACCAGCTGAGTGCAGTGTGGCCGAGATCGCGCCCGACATGTCAACGCGTGACCGTGAGGTCTGCCGGCAGTTACGCCAGAAGCGTCACCGCATGTGACTTGGTCTCATCCACCCGACGCAGCCAGCCTTTGCCGAAAGTGGCGAACGTTGGCAGCGCCTTGTAGAACAACTCTTTTTCCATGCTGAACTTGGCCACCAAGTCGGTCGGATCGGCGGCCTTGAGCGCTTGCAGCGTCTTGGGGCCGATGACACCGTCAGGCTTGGTGCCAAGGGCTTTCTGCATGGTCTGGATGGCGCGGCCAGGGCCAGCATTCACCGCGAAGTCGAACATCAAATAGTCGAGACCCGTTGGCAGCTCGTCGGCCTTGACCGCGTCCCAGTAGCGTTTGCGGTACATCGGCGCCACCGTTGCTGGCGTCAACGCGCGCATCTCTTTTTCGCCAACAGCTTTGCCGACCCATGCCTCCCACACCTTTTTGGTTACACCCAGATTGGTCATGCCGCCTGGGTCTTTAGGATGGTTTACGAAACCCCCTTCATGAAGCAAAACGGCTTGCAAAGATTTGGTGAAATTCTCTTTCACTTCTTGTCAGGCGTGACAACACCGATCAGCCCGGCGATAGCCAAGCCGGTTGCAATGATGGCCTCGGCCATGTGAGGTGCGATAGGCACGCCAGCAGCAGCCAGAAACAAAAACAGCCCGCGCCAGCTTGATGGCTCTTTGGCTCTTGCAAGGATAAAACTTTTCATAGTACCTCCTGTGATTACTTGTCTTGCTTGTGGTCGAGCTTCTCGAATATTTTCGACAGCATCTCTTTGACGTCGCGCATGTCGTCTTTGTAATCTTCGCGGCTAACATAGTTGTGCGGCATGGCACGCACGTCTGTATCCAATCGGTCGAGCGATTTGTGAATGTTGTTCAAGATCCACCCTCCGAAGAAACCGGCAATGGCTACAGCAATATTAAAAAGTATCTGCGTGTCCATGTCGTAAAATTATTTTCGAAGGTTGTTTTGATTTTCGGCTGCAAGCGCATTAGACACTTGCACTCCCCCTAACGTCAAAGGCGAGCGCAAACCTAAACCGGTTTCACCGCGCATCATACGCGACGCACCGCGTCCAGCTTGTTTGAATGGATCTGCTAACCGTTCACCCTTAGCCTGCCGAGCCATTGCCTTTTCCAGCACATCAGCAGCCAGCTTGGGGTTAAGCATTTCGGTAGCCAACTCCAGCGCAACCTTCTCGTTAATTTTACCTTGTAAACGATCAATAATTGTGTTGGCAAGCGTGGCTAATTTACTAAAAAACGCGGGGGATTTGGTGAGTTCGGCTGCTGGTACAGCTTTACCCGCTTTGCCGCCTTCGCGCGCTTGCGCAGTAAATTCAGCTTCACGCGCTAAATCTTTGCGTATGCCCTCCACAACTTTTACTTGATCAGGCGTCAAAATCTCTGATAGCTGTTGAAATCTCGCTTGTCCGGTAGACCGTTTAAGTGTGGTCGGCGCTTCTTTTAGTGCTTGCGAAAAAATACCAGCGCGTTCGCCCGCAGGCGTTTCTATTGCGGGTTTTAATTTACCCTCAAGATACTGCCCGACCTGCATAATGTTGATGGGCTTACTTTTTTCCGCAAACTTTTCTTGCGCAGTGCGGTAACCAGGCACAGCATCAACTAGCTTTTCACGAATGTCGCGCAGCTGTACTTTGATAAACTTATTGTCTTCTTTGGCGAGTCTTGCTTTTATTCCGTCAATTACAGACGCAATTTCACCGGCATCTGACCGCAGCTGGCCAGTCTTTGTATCTGCAATTAAACCTTTGCGAATTTGACGCATTTCGCGCACCAACTCTGTATTGCCGGGATTTTTAGCAATTAAATCGTCAATGACCGGCAACACACCGCTAACATCCGCAGTACCTTGTTGAGCCGTTTTGTACAGTGGACCAGCTGCAGCTTCTCTTGCACGCACAGCAGAAGCCATTGCGGCTTCATCTTGCGCTATCGTACCCAGCGCTCGCTCACGAGCGGCCTTGTTCGCTATATCGCGTTCGTAATATTCAGTTGGCATACGGCGTTGTACTTCAGCTTGCAACGCAGAATATTTAGTTGACCCTGCTGGCGTGGCGGCAACACCGGCAGTTGGCATACCACCAGCAACGTATTCGTCATAGTTGCGCAAAGCATTGACAATTGCTTGCCCACGGCCTTCCGTGGCGTCTACTAACGCAGAAAATTTTGGGTCAGCTACACGGCGCAAATAATTTGTCGTCGCGCCTGCAGCTCTGCCGCCTAATTCAACAGTTGGCGCAATAGCAGAAAACGGATCGGTACGACGCGCACCAGTCTGCAACATGGATGCCGCGCTACTAAGATCCGCTGATACCGACGGAGCTACTTTAGCCGTAGCTTTAGCACCCAGTTTACCCAAGCCTGCAGCGCCACTAAATATTAAAGATAAATCAGATAGTGCTGTAACAGGTTGTTCAGCAACAGTTCTTTTTATAGATTCCCAACTGCCGTATTTATCCGCATAATCGCCGCCGACGGCTTTTGCTGCGTCAGTGGCTTCTTTAAGCGTTGCAGGATCTGTGCCCAACACATCCACAATTGCTTGCGTATATTTAGGCGCGGCTAAAGCCGTGGCGCCTGCAGCCGCTTTAAATAGCCCTTTAATTGTGTCTATAGGGTGCGTAACAACTTCTTTTAAACCGGTCAGCTGTTTGGCTACATCGCCCGGCACACTAAAAGGCGCCTCAAGCACAGCTTCACCTAGTGAGTATCTACGCCGAGTATCCGGCATACCTTCACCTTTTGGTTCAGGCTCTACTGGCGTTGCCGTCGATATGTCAAATCCGGTACCTACCGGTTTTGCCGTAGAAAGATCAAAAGGCATTATTTAACCTCTTCAACTTGTTTACCGTCAGGACTAACATATCCACGATTACCATTAGCGTCTACATGTAATTTCCAACCTTTAGCATTTGTTGGCGGCGTTTTGTCTTGCGATTTTGATTTAAGCAATGATGGAACGGTTACCGGCTCTGTGCTAATGCCCGTACCCTCAATCGCCGACTTAGGTATTTCCTTTGATCGTTTGTTCCATTTATTTGCGCTAGATTCTGCTGCTTTATGCGCAAGTTCTGCCAAACGTTTTAGTGACGTCGCTTCGTAAGTAATCTGGCCAGCTTTAGCGCGCTCCAAGAACTCGCGGTCTTTGTCGGTAAATCCTTGGCCAGAACCCAAACCCGACGATTTAATGGCGCCTAGAGTGCTATCTGCAAGCGATGACAACAAAACCTCAGTGTTAGTAATTGCTTCGCTTTCACTCCCACCACCCAAGCGAAGCAGCTTAGCCATCTGCAGCTTGATATTCGCCGCAGAACCAGTAATTACTTGCCCGCTTCGCAGCAAACTTAAAACACGATTCGCAGTAGCTGCGGTATCAGGCGCGCGTTCAGCGGCATCTCTTAGCGCAACGTCAGCTTCGGCTACTTTACCCGCAAACTTTTCGCCGTATTCTTTCGCCGTAGATACAGATAGTGGAACCATAACACTAACTTTAGGCGCTTTACCTCCCTTAGACGTCTTTATCATTGCTAAGAGGTCGTCTATTTCCTCCAAAATATCAGGCGTGGGCGGCAGCTTTTTAAGCTCTTGCACTTTTTTGCGTGCCAATATGACGTCTTGATACTCGGCGCTAAGCGTTTCCCCTTTACGTTTAGCCTCAAGCGACTTTTCATGTCCATCCTGAATTGCCTTAAACGTTTCTCTATACGCAGCGGCTTGAGCGGGCGTCTTAGCGGTGGCTGTAAGCTGTAAAAATCGTTGCGCTACGGGGTCAAGATACTCAAGCCCAACACGTCGCCCTTCTACTGTTACGGGTTCCCCTACTGGTGTAGGCGCAGCAGCAGGCTCAGCAGCAGCAGGCTCAGCAGCAGCAGGCTCAGCAACAGCAGCAGCAGCAGCAGCAGCAGGCGCAGCAGCAGCAGCAGGCGCTTTTCGCGTTGCAAGAAACTTATCTTTAGTTATTTCCGGAAGCCCACTATATGCCCTATAAACTTTATCGTTTTCGTAATCGTCATTTTCTTTAGCTTCTGCAGCTTTTAAAATGTCGGCAGTTGGTACGCCCGCTAAACGTTGTTTATAGCCTAGTGAATCGCGGCCAAACTCAGCTACATCTCTAGCAATAATTTCCTCAAGTGTGCCAAATTGGGTCAACAGTTGCTTGAGCACAGGATCGTTTGCTTGAGCAAGAATCCGGTTTTTAACGTCCTCGGCAGATTGAATTAAATTTGGCGGGTACATCAAGTCAAACT